GTGACGGTGCTTCACCACACGGTAACTTATCAGAAAGAGGTGACTCTTATGTAACTACTGGTGACAGAGGCGGAGTTGATTTAACAGAAAAAACATTAGCAGTTAAGAAGTTAATTTCAAAATCATTTATCGGAAACGAAACAGAAGAAGATGCTATTATGCCAATCTTACCTTTGATCAGAGAATCAATGGTTAGAGCGCATGCAAGAGGTATCGAAAATGCTATCTTATTTGGTAACAATGCTCAAGGTACATACACATCAGGTATTTTTGATGGTTTAGTACACAAAGCGACTGACGCAAGTAACGTAATTGTTCCTGGCTCAGGTGCAGCTGCTACTGAAAAGCTAACAGCTTTAGAACTTCTCGAAATGAGAAAGTCTATGGGCAAATATGGTGTTAACCCAAATGAAGTTGTATATATCGTATCACAAGAGTGCTACTACAACTTACTAGAAGATGCAGAGTTTGCAGATGTTAATATGGTGGGCGACATGTCTACTAAACTTAACGGTGAAATCGGTCAAGTATACGGATCAAGAGTATTGATTTGTGACGAATTCGCTGCAAAAGGTGTGAATAAATCTCATGCCCTAGCTCTATATGCTAGAAACTTTGTAATGCCTAGATTAAGAGGCGTAACAATTGAGTCAGACTATGATGTTGAGAACCAAAGAAGAGTACTTGTGGCTTCACAAAGACTTGGATTTGATCACATTATCGGTGGTGCTACTACTTATGGTGGCGACGCAGTTGTTGTTAGAAACTACCAAGCATCTTAATATGCTAATATGGTTTTTGTGGGTTTACCTTAAAACCCACACTTTTAAATATGGCAGATTTAGTTACAGTACAAGATTATAAGGATGCAGAAGGGCTGACTGGAGCTAAAGATGACGATCGCCTAGCGATTTTAATTCCACAAATATCAGAATTAGTAAAAAGATATTGTGGAACAAGTTTTGTTGATTATTACTCTACCGATAAAACAGAAGTATTTAACGTTACAGAGCACACCTCAATTATAATAGTAAGTGAATGTCCTTTAGTAAGCGTAACTTCAGTAAAAGAAAGATCAGGACCAACAGAGGCCTATACAACTCTCGTAGTAAATCAAGACTATTATGTCGATACTACTTATGATGCAGTTAGAAGGGTTACTGGAAATGGAAGTAAGCACTTTCAAAGAGGTTTTGGTTCCGTAGAGATTGCATATCGATCTGGCTACTCAGCTGTACCTTCTGATCTCAAACTAGCTGTGTTTGATTTAATTACATATTACTTACGAGACGAGCATAAGTCAAGAAGATCTATACAAGGAGCAACATTAGAACAACAAGGCTCCTCAAGTGTTAGAAATAATACTGATTTTCCAGACCACATTAAAAGAGTGCTAGACTTGTATAGAGTAATTGTGTAATGAAGCAAGATAGACTTAAGTGGCTAAAAGGTTTTGAAAAAATTGCACAAAAGAGACTAACTAGTAGAATACAAATGATGCGAGTAACTATTCGTAAAAAAGACTGGATGACAGCATTTACAATGCATGCAATAGACACAGGACTTTTTAATGATGCTGTTTTACCCGCTTCAATATTGAAATATCAAGATGTAATGTTTAGTAGTCTTGGAAAAACTGTCAAGGCTTGGCAGAAGAAGGGTGCTAGAGAGACTTGGAAAATTACTCGTGTTAAAGTAAGTAAAACAGAAATAGAAATAAGATTAAGAGCAGTAGCTGCTCCTATAAAAAAAGGTACAAAGATAGTTCAAATAAGAAAAAGATGGTACCAAAATGCAAATAACAGTCTTAAGTTAGCAATAAAGAATTGGGCAGGAACACAAGCTTCAGTTCTTAAAAAAATGGTTTTTGAACATGGAAAAACACCTGATTCAGAACAGCTACCCACAGGACAACAAAGAACAGATGTTAGTAAGTCTGGAATTAGAAATGCTGAAGGAGATAATTTACATACTTCTTTAATTCAAGCATTACAGACTACTGCTAAACTAAGTGACCATTGGTTAACTTTTATAGTAGAACAAATATCAGATTTTTTAAGAACTAGCTATGGCAGTAAAGTAAACAAGAAAACTACTAAAAATAGTCTTGTAAGAAACCATATAGTAAACTTTACAGTAAGACCTGCAATAATGGGATCTCAACATGCTCAGCAACAGAAGGAAGCTTTTAAAGATTTTAAACAGAATTATTTAGAGGGAACAGAAGCACAGTTTAAAGCTTATTTAAAAAAGCAAGGCATGACAAAAAAGAAAGACCTTGCAGCCGCTGTAGCAGACTCTCCCGACCTATTTGAAGAGATAGAAGGATTGTCAGAAGATCTATGGTTAGAAGAGATTGAAAAAGCAGAAAAAGCTTTAAGAATAAATAGAGCTAAAAATGCAAAAACAGGCATTAAAGTTAAATCTAGAATGTCTTTTAGAAAAAAATATTTAGACGTTAAGAAAAGAGCAAAGAATGGTACAGAAATTAAAAAAGCTCTTTCAAAAAACCCTAAAGTAGCCGTAATAGCCACACAAACAGCAAGTTTGGCAAAGGTTAAGAAAAGTAAAAGATCTGATGCTTTAAGAGCTTCAGGCGCAACAATGGGAGAGGAAGGCATACTAATAAAAGAAATGTTAAATAGTATACTCCCTAAAGCAATAGAACAGAATATGGGCACTCCTAGTTTAGTAAACAGAACAGGAAGGTTTAAAAGTACAGCAGAAGTAACAAGCGTACTTAGAGGTCCCAGAGGAGCATTATATATTGATTATGCTTATAATGAAAGACCTTATGGAGTATTTGAACCAGGGCATGGAAAAAGACCTTGGGCAAATGTATATAGAGACCCAAGAAGTATTATAGGAAAATCAATTAGAGAGATTCTAGCAACACAAAGCAGAACTCTAGGAGATGTTAGTAGAACAGCTACCCTCTCAAGAAAGTTTAAATAATTATGGCAGTAGATACAAGACAATATACAACTCGCAGACAGAACATTGTAAATGCTCTTGTAGATCTTATTGAAAGAATTGATGGTACTGGTGAGTACCAAACTGCAGTCGCAGAGTGTAGTCCTAGACTCACATTTTGGGATGAGGTAAAAGAATTTCCAGCAGTTCATTTAAATGCGGGCAGAGAGCTTCGCACTTATGATGGTGGTGGATTTAAGTTTCGTTATCTTACTATTACATTAAGATGTTATGTAGAAGATAATGAAGATGCGGTAGGTGCATTGGATGCCCTCATTGAAGATCTGGAGACAGTTCTTGAAGAGCAAGATCCAATCACTTATTATGATAAAAACGGGGTTTCACAGAAAACTGTGCAAACCACAATAGTAAGTATTGACACCGATGAAGGTGTTTTAGACCCTCTTGGAGTCGGAGAGATTGTTATAGAGGTTCAATACTAGAGAAAACAGCTGCGGTAAGTAATAATTTATCAAAGCTCTTTTCAAGGAAAAGGAGAAAAAAATGGCAGATAAATTTTATTTTAGCCGAGATACCGAAGTCTATTTAATGATGGGTGTTAATGTAGCAGGCTCAGCAGCAGCTACATCATGGAAAATACCAGTATTAGATGGGTTCAGTTTCTCACAAGGCACAAATACTAGTGAAATTACTCTTGCAGAAATGGCAGATGGTAGTGGGAACAGTAGAAGAAGTAGACAAATGTTTACAGATTCTTATGCTCCTGCAGAATGGTCTTTCCAAACTTACATGAGACCTTTTGTATCTTCAAATGGTGCAACAGGTGGATGGGAAGCAAGTGGATCAGAAAATCGTCAGCATAGTGTAGAAGAACCTTTATGGGCAAACTTTGTTGCAGCCCCTACTTTCACAGCTTCAGTCACAGAGACAGAAGCCGCTTGGAATCAGGGTATAACAAACACTACTTCTAGCAAGACTATAGATTTTACTAGTTCAGAAAAACCCGCCTTAGGTACTTTCGATCTATTTTTCGAATTTGGTGGAGCTCAATCAGACGGCAGCGGTCAGTCTTTCTATAGACTAAGAGACGCAGTTGTAAATTCAGCTTCTATTGATTTTGATATAGATGGTATTGCTACAATTACATGGTCCGGATTTGCTTCTATGGTTACAGACATAGCAGCATTACCAACGGCTACTACTAGCATTACTGAAGGTGTTACAGGCACAGGTAATTTCATTAGAAATAGATTAACTCAACTATCAGTTACAGCAGGAGACACAGCTACTTTCCCAGGAGTGAACAGTAATGGAGTGTATAACTTAGTTCTAACAGGTGGAAATATAACCATGGAAAATAACATGACTTATTTAACACCAGAAACATTAGGCATAGTTAACCAACCATTAGGACACGTTACAGGGACAAGAAATGTAAGTGGAAACTTTACTTGTTATCTAAATAATGAGGCAGGTGGAAGTTCAGACTTATTTGAAGACTTAATTGAAGCAACAAGTATTATTACTAACAGCTTTAATACAGTATTCAAGATTGGAGGTACTAACGCACCTAAAGTGCAAATAGATCTTCCTAAGTGTCACTTTGAAGTTCCAACACATTCTATAGATGATATAATATCTTTAGAAACTAACTTCCATGCTTTACCAGCATCAGTCGACCCAACTGCGGCAGATCATTTTGAAGCAAAAGTAACATACACTGGTAGTTAAAACTAACCCGGGGGAGACCAACTCCCCCATTTAATTAAACCGAGGACCAATAATGGTAGAAGAAAAGAAAAAAATATCACTAGCGAGTTTATTAACTCCAAGTAAAACGGTAGTAGTGGACTATCCTGAATTTGAAGGATTTTCAGTCTCACTTTGCTATCTATCAAGAGAAGAGCTTGTAAAATTAAGATCAAGATGTCTTTCTCAGAAATTTAATAAAAAGACAAGAGCATTTGAAGAAGATTTAGATGATGAAAAGTTTTTAACTAATTACTGTGCATCAGTAATCAAAGGTTGGAAAGGATTAAAGTATAAATATTTAGAAAAAATGTTACTTGTAAACTTAACAGGTATAGACAAAGAAACTGAGTTGGAATATTCAACGGAAGATGCAGAGATACTAATGAAAAATGCAACAGACTTTGATACTTGGGTAACAGAAACGGTAGGAGATTTAGAAAATTTTACCGAGAGCAAGTAGAGTACATACTTGCTCGATTAGATGCTCTTTACAAAGAGGGTATGTTACCGATAGATACATATCTAAGAATATGTGAGCAAACAGGAGAAGATCCTGACCCGATGAAGATGCCTCCAGATAGGAGTGAGTTTCCAAAAGAAGTTCAGGAAGCGTTTTTATTACACGATTTATTACCCGATAGATGGGTAGAGTCTTCATACTTAGGAAAAGATTACTCTAGTTTAGATACTTTACTAAGAATATTTAAAATTGAAGACCAACAAGAAGTTGTATTATTTCTTAAGCATATAGAAGCAAGACATAGTACAAAGATTAATAAAGAGTTGGCTAGAAAGCAAAAGAGTTCAGAGAACAAAAAGAAGGTATAATGGCAAAAGGAGAAACAAAGTTAACCATCAACGTTAGTGATGGAGATACTCTCAAAGATTTACAGAAAAAGCTTAAAAAAGCCGCAGGAGGCTTTGATGCTTTGTCTACGTCACAGAGGGGCGCCGATCGTGCAGGTAAGGGACTTTCCCGACAATCTTCAAACCAAACTAAAAACTTTTCAAAAATACAACAAGGTATTAGTGGAGGTCTTGTACCTGCCTATGCTACCTTGGCTGCTCAAGTATTTGCTGTCTCGGCTGCTTTCCAATTCTTAAAAGATTCCGTAAATTTTAGAAACCTTGTACAAGGACAAGAAGCTTTTGGTTCCGTAACTGGAACCGCATATAAAACAGTTACTAAAGCTGTTAGAGAAGCAACCGCAGGACAATTAGCTTATCAAGATGCTGCTCAAGCAGTTGCTATTGGTACAGCTGCAGGACTAAGCAGAGGACAATTAGAAGACTTAGGTAAAGCAGCAAAAAACACCTCTCTTGCACTAGGAAGAGATTTAACAGATTCATTTAACCGTCTTATTCGAGGTGTTACAAAAGCAGAACCAGAATTACTAGACGAATTGGGTATTATTCTAAGACTAGACCCCGCACTTAAAAATTACGCGTCTTCCATAGGTAAAACTAAAGAGCAGCTAAATCAATTTGAGAAATCACAAGCTGTAGCTGTTGAAGTACTTACTCAGGCAGAAACTAAATTTGGAAGAATCACAGAAATTATGGATCCAGCAGCTTTTGCTCTTGGGCAATTTGGAGCAAAATTTGACGATTTAGTTAACAGTCTTAAAACTGGAATAGGTGTTATTGCAGAAAAACTATTACCCTTTTTTACAGATAATGTATACGCGTTAATTGCAGCTTTATCATTATTTGCACTTCCAATCTTAAAAACTATATTACCTAATTTTGAAGAAATGGGTAAATCCGCGAAAAAGAACTTAGGTATTGCAAAAACCGCTGTTATTGACGCACAGAACGAATTAGATAAGTTGAGTGGGGATAATAAAACTATTAGACAAGATAGTCGAGCAGGAATTAATAAATTGAGAGGAAAAGCAAGTCTCGGGCCTACTCCTGCTATGTATGATCAAATGACAAAAAGAGAGATTGAAGCCCAAAGAAAAGGTCTTGAAAAAGGTGGAGCATTAAGAAAATTATATAGTAAAAAAGAAAGGGCAGAATACAGACTGCATTTACAAAGACAGGAAAATGCCTTAAAAATTAGCGAGAAGAAAAAGCGAGGAGAGTTTACAAAAACAACAAGTTGGTTCCAATTACAACAAAAAAAGATGGAGCTAGTCCAAAAGAAAACTAGTGTAAAAATGGTAGCACTATCTCAGGCTACTGCAAAATTTGTAAATAGGGCATTTATGTTTGCAGGGGTATTAGGAGTACTAACTTTAATAGGCTCTGTTGTTATGATGTTAGTAAATAAGTTTAGAAAGCAGGATGAAGAACTACAAAAAAATATAGAAAAAATGAACACCTTTAAAGAAAGCGCAAAAGGAGTTAGAGAAGAACTTGAAAGAATGAACAAAGTAGTTGCAGAAGGACTTATTACAAGCACTCAAGCTGTTCTTCAAGGTGCAAATGCAATTTTATCTACAGACCCGAATAAAATGATTAGAGAGTATAATGAAATTAGAGGGGGCAAGGGCGCTTTTGCAGAGACGGGCAGAAAGACAGTATTTGCAGCAGGTATGAAAGGTGAAGGCAATGTATATGACTCAGCCGAGGAATTATTAAAAGCAGAAGGTGCACTATCATTATACATGCGAAAAGTTATAAGTTTTAAAGAACCTACACAAGAGTTTATAGAATCTGTAAAAGAACAAGCAGGTGCTATTAGAGAGTTAGCTAATCTTCAATCTGACCCAAAATTAATAAAAGGGTATCTTCAAATTGCTGAAGAAATTGAAACAGGTACTGAACTAAATAAAGAAAATCTACAAGTTGTTCATGAAAGAGAGAATGCTATGAAAAGTCTAGCAGCTACTTTAAATAATGCAGCAGAGGCAGAGAAAACTTATACTAATGCAATGCAAGCTATGGTCGGTAAGCAATTTTTTGGGGCAAATCTTAAATCAGGTGCTCAAGGAATGATTGATGTAGTAGATGCACAGATAAAACAGCAGGAATTAGCTTTAGATAAAATATCTGGAGGAGCAGATTTAGAAAGTGATGATCCTGTTATAAGAGGAAATGCAGAGAAAAAACGTAGACATAATTTTATATATGACGTAGGAGGCCATAGAACACAGATGCAGAATCTTACATCAAGAAGAGATGGGCATAAGCTGGTAGTAGCCGAAATAATAAAGATTAATAAATCTGAGATAGACTCAATTAAGAATGGAACAACTTTAAAAGATCTTCAAATGCAGAGAAGAAAAGACATAGGAATAGAGCAAAAAATAACTGCAATGAAAAATGAAGATACTAATGTTGCTATACAACAGCAGAAAAACGTTATTGAAAACGCACAAAGAGCTGCTGATATAGCTAAAATTGAAATGGATGCAGAAAAAGACCCTAAAAGAAAAGAATTAAAGAAAAGTTTACATGATTTAGCAGTTGCAACTGTTACCGCAGAAAAAGGATATTTACCTATTATAAAAGAAGTACAAGACAGAGAAGCTGCAAAGTTAGAATTAAAGAAACAACAATATCGACAAGAAATTGCAATGAATAAATTAAGGATGGAAGAAATGAATTTCCAAATACAAAATGCAGGATTTGCAGCTGCGTTTGGTCAAACAGGATTTGGAAAACAAGAACTTGCAAAAAGAAAGATGGATAGTGACGCACTAAAAATCGAAATGAAAAAACAGAAGATTCAAGACGACTTAGCAAATAGAGCAAAACAAGTAAAAGATAATTTAATTATACAAGGTAGTATAGAAGATCAAAGATTACTATCACAAGTTGAAATGGAAAGAAAAAGATTAGAGTTAATGGAAAAACAACTTGATGTAGCTGAGTTCACAAATTCACACTTAGGACAATTACAAATGAGTTTCGCAAAAGGTATTGAAGATATGTTTGTAGCAATTGCACAAGGAACTAAATCAGCAAAAGAAGCATTTAAAGATTTAGCACTATTTATGCTGAAGAAGATGGCAGAAATGGCTGCTCAACAGTTAGCTATGAAAGCAGTAATGGCAATGGGTCTTCCAATACCATTAGCAAAAGGCGGAATTATACCAATGGCAAAGGGTGGAGTAATTCCTAAATATTCAAGCGGCGGAATTGCAACAGAGCCTACTTACTTAGTTGGAGAAGGCAAGCATAATGAAGCAGTAGTGCCTCTACCAGATGGAAGAAGTATTCCAGTAAATATGAATGGTGGGGCAGGAGATAACAACGTAACAATTAATGTAGCAGTTGATGGAAGTTCAACAAACTCCTTTGATGGAGAAAGAGGTAAGGCTCTAGGTAGAATGATTGAAGCTTCCGTAATGGAAACAATATCAAGAGAGAAGAGACCTGGAGGAATATTAGGTAGAGGATAATGGCAACAGCAATATTTCAAAATGACGGAAGCAACATAACTGGTTTTTCAGGAGGCGTTGTTGTGGATAAAGGATTTAGCAGACAGTCAGCGCCAAAAATTCACGTTATGAATTTTGGAGATGGGTATGAACATAGAGCTGCGGATGGAATAAATAATTTAGTACAGGGTATGAATGTAAGTTTCAATACACGACCAAAAGCAGAAATAGATGATTTAGTTGCATTTTTTGAATCTCTAGGAGGAGTAACTAAGTTTAGAATGACTCTAGATGATACTAATGGTAATGAAACAATTAAAGTAGTTTGTAAACAATGGAATCAAACTTGGGCATATGATGACTATTATAGTTTAACTGCACAACTTGAAAGGGTGTATGAAGCATAATGGCTGAAAGAATACCAGTAAAAGAAATTCAAAAACTAGAACAGTCTTCAGGGCTGATTACTTTATATGAGATAGAATTATCAGATACACAAAGCGCATATTTTACTAGAAGTTTAGAAGCTGATTTAACTACTATTCAAATGTACGATCATGACACAAATAATCAATTAAACTCTTATATAGCAATTCCATTAAGTATTGAAGGAACAGATGTAAGTTCTCAAGGACCTACTTCAAGACCTGTAATAACTTTCTCAAATATTTTAACTGATTTTGAAAACGCAATCTCACCATATAAGTTTAGAGACTTGGTAGGTAAGAAATTATATAGAAGAAGAACCTTTGCAAAATATATAAAAGGTGGAAGTGCTGAAACATCTTCTGGACAAACTCCAATAGAGTTTCCTAGACAGATGTGGATAATAGATAGAGTAGAAACAGAAAACGCACAAGAAATAGCAATAGAGTTAGCAAGTCCTTTCAATACAGAAGGATTAGTTCTTCCATACAGAGTAGTCGGGCATAATGCATGTCCTTGGCAGTATCAAGGGGCAAGCCCAGAAAAAACAGAAGCAAATAAAAGAGGTGGATGCACTTGGCACAGTGAAAGTAAATATATAATTAACGGCACAGCATACCAAGTGTATGTAAACTCAGATGATGAATACGTAATTCCAAGCACTACTACTTTTACAGCATGGAGCGGAAGTGGAGCAGCAGACAGCTATTACTCAACTTCTCTTACTTTAGGAACAAGCAGTGGAGTAAGAAGATATAACTCAGATGGAACAATAGACACTGATGCAGATAGCACTACTGTAACAAATTACTGGCAAGCAGTTAGAACTACAAGTACTACCCCTTCTGATAATAGTGGTGATTGGACTAGAGTTAGAGTATATGCAGATTATAATGCTAGTACAACATACTATGCGTATACTGATGATAAATTAAATATGTATGCGAAGCCTACATCAGGTACTGAATTTTTATGGCAAGCAAAGATTACTAATACAGGAAATACTCCTGGACATGGAGTGTACTGGATGAGAGGAGATCTTTGTGGAAAAAGATTAAAATCTTGTCAATGTAGATATGGATTCAATCCATTATCAGGTGGAACTGGGAAAGCCATTAAGAAAACTGACAAACTTTTACCTTTCGGAGGGTTCCCAGGTGCAAGAAAGTTTAAGTAAATTATTGCCCGAAATTTATAGTCATATGGCTATTGAAGCTCCGAGAGAAGGATGTGGATTAATTATTGGTGAAGAAAATCCAAAATTTATTCCACTAGAAAACATAAGTGAAGAAAAAGACCACTTTACAATTGACCCAAAGGAATACGTTAAGTATTCAATGGTATCAAAAATATTATATATAGTCCATAGTCACTATATGCAAGATTGTCATCCAAGTGAGCATGACAAAAAGAACTGTAAGGCATTAGGTATTCCATATCTAATTGTATCTTACCCAGATAAAAAGGAATTTATTTATGACCCACGTTAAATTATTAGGAGAGTTAGGAGAAAAATTTGGCACCGATTGGCAGTGTGCAGGTAACTCTATGCGTGATATAATAAAACTTATTGAATGTCAAAAAGAAGGATTTAAAGAATACTTAGTAGAGTGCCATAACAACAATATAGGATTTACAATACAGAATGGAGAAGATTTCATAGATGAAGAAATAGAACTATGGCTTCCCAATGCTAAAGATACTGTAATTATTTCCCCAGTACCTGCAGGATCAGGTAAAGGATTAGGGAAAATACTATCAGCTATAGTTATGATTACAGCTATAGTTATGACAGGTGGAGCAGCAGCTGCTGCAGCAGGTACTTCTGCACAAGTAGGAGCAGGTATGCAGGCCTCTATGGGCATAGGAAGTGCTACAGTATCTCAATCTTTTGGATTCTTAGGTATGAATCTTGGTACAGTAACGGCAACAGCTTCAAGTGCTAGTGCTGCAGCAGCAACAACATATAGTTTATCTGCTTTAGGATATGGATTAGTGGCATTAGGGGCAAACTTAGCAATTATGGGTATAACAGAAATGTCAGCTCCAGACGCAGGAGGCATGGACTCAGATCCTGCTTTCCTTTTTAATGGAGCTTCTGAAAATATAGAACAAGGACAACCTGTTCCAGTATTATATGGAACAATGAAAATAGGGGGAACACCAATAAGTCAAGGGTTCCAAACAGGGCTTCTAAAAGGAGCAAATTTAAACTATGCTGAAGGAACAGCAAGCTCATATTATTACGGTAATAGCGGCGGAACTTATAGCAGCGGCGGTACATCTAAAGGTGGTGCCGGATTAAAACAAATGCAAAAATAATGGCTAAATATACTAACAGACCTTTCGGAAGTAAAAGCATATCCGATTTAAGTAACCCAAATAAAACGCAAATTGCGGCTGCGTATGATATTTTATCGGAAGGAGAAATCGAAGGGTTAGCAGATGGCTTAGCCTCTGTTTTTATTAATGACGTACCAGTTATTGATACTTTAGCAAATGAAATTATAAAACCTAGAAACATAATTACAAGCACAACTTCAGGAGCAGCTACTCTAACAAATTCAGTATTTTCTACAATAGACAATTTAGAAACCAATAACATAAAAGGATTATCCTTAGGTACAAGATATGTTCTAGTAGAAAAAGGGGGATCCTATGGTTCAGGTATAGCAAGTGGTACTATAAATACAAATGTAATAACTACTTCAAGTTCTTTTTTTACTTCTGACAATGTAAATAATGGTAAATCATTTTTACCAGGATATATTCGGATATCGGGAGCTGGAGCAAATGGAACAGATTTA